TAACCAAAAATAACGTGGAGTATTTGTATCTTTTGCAACGGTGTACTTTATAGAAAGAGTATCACCCACTTTATAAGGTGCCGTTGTTGTAATCGCTTGGTTAATTGTCAATTGTGCTTGTGCCGTAAATGATGATAGGGATATAACTAGTATCCCTAAAATTGTTAATAATTTTTTCATTTTATTTATTTAATAATTTTTTTATTAGCTTATCGGAGGCTTTCTTTAATGCATTACTAAGAGAGGTTTGATTAAATTTACCACCCTCATCAACTATTAACGTAGACATTGAGATTTCCGATGATGATTCTTCTACCACCACTTGCTTCTCCTTCTTACCATCTTTATATAAGATACCTTGTAATCTAACTACCACTTCTTCTTCTCCTTTATGAAAAACTGATATGTTAGTTTTTGTTGTGAGTACATCCAAATAAACAATGTTTACTTTTAGTTTGTATTGTGCATCTTGTGAAAGGTCATATCCTGCTTCCTGAAGATATTCCTCTAAGATGTTCTTAACACCAAATCCTAAATTACGATTTCCTGCTAACTTACCAATTTTAACTTGATTCTCTACGGTCTCTACCCAAATATGGTCTTCGGCCTGATACCAAATGTTATTTGGATTGTTTTTGAAAGTTCCATCAATTCTCCAAGTAATTTCATTGGTGATTTGTGTAGCCCATTCCTGTCTACCACTTACTTCCAAAAATACAAAAAACAATTGGAATAAAAGGGCTAATACTACAAAAGATATAGCCGCAATTAAAAACGTTTTAACAAATAACTCTTTAATGTTAAAAACTAATGACTTAACGTATTGCATGGTTTTTCCTGCTTATTATGTTAGTATAACAAGTTACGGAACACTTAACGGAACTAAAAATTGTGAAACGCTATTCTAAAACGATTATCCCTATCAAACTATATTGTGTAGAACCTATTGAGCATAAAAAAGGGATTCAATGATAAATATCACAAATCCCTAAAATAATGTTTATTAGAATGTTAAGATTTATAAATTTTTTAACTTATATAGAGTTGAATATATTAATTTTTCAACATTATCTATTTCATTTTGGATGAAAGAAACTTCCTTTAATCCATCTTTCATTCTTTCAGTATGTACAAATTTTACTAAATCTTCAAAATACGAAATTATATTATCTTTATCCGCATCGTTATCTAAACCCTTTACTGCTTTGAATTCAATTAAACCATTCATTCCCTGATAACCTTCAGCGATACCATCTATTAAATCAATTATATCTTCATAGTACTTTTGAAGTGCTTTATGTGCTGCTAATCCGTTAGGAGAAACTCTTAAATGAAACACATGCGCTTGTGTTCTACTATGCATCAACATCGATAATAAATCTGTCATATTTGTATTGTTTATAAATTATAAATATTCTTCTTCCCAAAATTCATTACTTGGAGATGTTACCATACCGTGGTCTAAATAATCATTCAACATTTTTGTTTGATGTTTTTTCATTTCGTTTACCACTTTTGTAATATAATGAGTCTTACAATCTGTCATTTCTCTAATAAGAAGATAAAGATGTTTTTTATTGAAGTTTTCTATGTGTTGTGACCGTCTGAATAGTTCTAATACAGCGTCTGCTATTTGAATATCTCTTTTCTTTGTAAATACTTTAGTAAGATTTTCGTCCCAATATCGTAACATAAGGTCTTTAAACTCCACCATTTCATCACCCCTTTGTGTTTCTTTAAAATCATTTTCTGGATTCCAACTTTCTGGCATTTCAGATAACAGAGATGTTTTTTTAAATCTTTTATAGTTTCCGTTATTTTTAAGAATAAGATAATTTTTAGCTACGATGGAAAAATAAGAGAAGGCTTTACCCTTTCCTTCCTGAAACATATGTATTTTTTCAATAAGATTTGATATTACCTCCATTTGAACATCCTCTTTGGATACATCAAAATAAGAAAACTTAAATGTGTTAAGAATATTCTCTGCTAATTTTTCAAAAGGATATTTAATACCTTCTACATAAATTTTATTTCTAGTATCGGTGTTATCCGATTTGTTGTACTCTATAATTGCTTTTTCAGTATCTATTGTAAAATACTGCTTACTTTTCTTTTTTCTAGGCATTATTAGATTTTGTTTTATAATTTTCTATTGTTTCCTTTAATTCAGAAAACACAGCTCCTACCTCATCATCGGATTCAAATGAACCTCTAATATCAATCTCTTTCATTTTAGAAAGCATTGATTCTAAATTTGATTGTGTAACGATTTCTTTATTATCATATTCCATAATAGTATCTACCAATTGTTCATTTTGTTTAACAATATTTATCCCTCTTATTAAGAGAACAATGTTAATCAATATTGAGGCTGGTAATAATATTATTAGTAAAAATCCAATTAGGTATTCCATAAGTTTTAATTAATATACAAATATACAACATTTTTGTGAGAATACCAAATTAGGCTTCTCCAACAGGTCCATATGAAAAAGGAGTATTTTTATATGTTTCCTTTCGCATATCATTCATTTGAGATTTAATACCTTTTACTCTTTCTTTTAAACGGATATCTAAAGTTTCATCTTCAACAACTCCAGTCTCTACTAATTCATCCACTAATGTTTGGATTAGTATTTGTAATGTGAGAATTTGTTCCTGTTGCTTAATTACTAATTCTTTTAATTCTAAAATCTCCATACTATACAAGTGAGCCACTAAAGGCTTGTTTTAATATTTCGTTGAATTCATTATTCAAATCTTTTTTGTATTCTATTCCAAACGCTTTTCTTACTGATAATGATGCGTACCCCATAGCTCCTGCCATTCTGATGCACATTCTTTTATATTCCCAAACATCCATATCGTTTGGTACTTCAAATTCTATTTTAGAGGCTTCTCTATTTTCTGCTTCTTCAATGATAAATATTAATTTTGCCATTTGTTTAGAATTAAATTAAGTTCCATCCTTTTTGTAGGTAGGAATCAACCTTTTTACTTTTTACAAATTCCATTTCACCAGCAGGTCCTTGTAACATAACTCTTTCATTTCTACCAGGCGCTTTATCTTTTGTAATAGTTTCTGAATATTGACGTGATGGGTGTGTGATATCAATATCATTAATTGCATCAATTGCTCTTTGTACCAATACACATTCTAATAACCCAACATCTCCAAAAAATTCATCAGAGTTTTTCCAATCGTTCTTTTCGGCTTTGAATTCAACCTTTCCTAAATTATCAGTATCAATAAGAAGATAAGGAGCTCTAATTGTTTTTCTAACTTTGTTAGATTTGTTTGTATCTTTTTCAAAATAAACTAATGGTGTTTCTGAATATTTTGTTACCTTTGGATTTACCAATGTTAACTCATCTTCAATATTACCCAAACGAATTGTTATAATTCTTTTATCGATATTAACATCAGATGCATTGAATACGATTCCTTCTAATTTAGATATAGCATTTTTGTATAGATTTATATCTTCTTGTGTAATAGGAGATTCGTTAATTTTTTGTACTTTCATTTTTTTTGTTTTTATAATATTCTTCTAATTTTTCAATTATATAATCGGTAGTTCCAGTAGGTCCTTCGAACCCTTGATACTTTATATAGTATTTAATTTTTTCAGGATGTTCTTCCAATTCTTTTTTAAGTTCTTCTAATGAAGGAAGATGTTTTGTTATATATGTCATTATTCTAAATCTTGTGGTCCATTTCTATAAACACGATATGAATCTTCATCAAAGTGTTCGGTACTAACTTCGAATACAACCGAATTATCACTTAGTGCGGTTAGTTGGTGTGGTAATCCTTTTTGAATATAAACTACATCACCTTTTTGCAATTGTGTGTAACATCTTTCTGCTTTCTCACCATCAATCCAATCAAATTGAAATGCTCCTTCTTGGATATACCAAGTTTCATTTTTCAACATATGATAATGCATTGAAAATTTATTACCCGAATTTGTGAATACTAAAAGTTTACCACAATATTGTGGGTCATTATGAATCCATAATTCATAACCCCATTGTTTTTCTACCCTCTTTGGGTGCTGGATTTTTACATCTATTGTTGCCATAATTAAATGATTATTGCTCTAATTTGATTAGTTTCGATTGAAGGACCATAAATGTATAGTTCTTTATCAAAATAAGTTTTTAAAAAATCTTTTAAGTTAAGATTAAACGTTTGTACCTGATAGACCTTTTCACCAATTTCTTTTATTGGGGTATCTATAATTTTATAAAATTTATTTGCCATAATGTTTTAGTTTGATAGAGGTGCTTTAATTGTTGGGTGATATTGGTATCCTTCTAATACAAAATCATCAGGCACATTACAACATATACCATCCATCTTTGCATCGGTTTTTAATTTTGGTAAATCAAATGAATCTCTACCGATTTGTTCTTTAGCTTGTTCAATGTGATTTAAATACAAATGAGTATCACCTAAATTACCAATCAATTCATCCGGTATCATATCCACTTCGTTTGCTATAATATGAAGTAGTAATCCATATGAAGCAATGTTAAATGGTAATCCTAAAAATGTATCTACACTTCTTTGATTCCACATTAAAGAAATATATCGTTTACCATCTTCTTCTCTTGTCCAAACTTGAAATCCATAATGACAAGGTGGTAATACCATTTGGTCTAACTCACCTACATTCCAAGCAGATACCACCAATCTTCTACTATCTGGATTTGTTTTAAGTTCCCTTACTAAATTATCTATCTGGTCAATCCTTCCATTCTTACCATCCCACTTTCTCCATTGTTTTCCATAGATAGGTCCTAAATCACCCCATGTTTTTACAAAGCCATCATCGGTTTTGATTTTGTTGATAAATTGTTCTTTTGATAGTGGTTCTTCATCTTTCCAAACAGATGTTCCTGTAAAAATTAAACCATCAACTTCGTGCTGGTCTGTGTAATATCCGTTTGGATGATTTTTCAAATAATTCTTATAAGCATCACCATCCCATATATGATTGTTATGTTTTAATAAAAAAGAAATATTAGTTTGGCCTGTTAGAAACCAAAGTAGTTCTGATACAATTTGTTTCCATGCCATTTTCTTTGTAGTGAGTAATGGAAACCCTTCACTCATTTTATGGCGGATTTGATGTCCGAATTCTGATATAGTACCAGTTCCGGTTCTATCTTTTTTCTCCACACCAAATGCAATAATGTCACTTAGTAGTTGTTGATATTTTTTATCTAATGTATTCATATATTAATATATTAAATCATCTAATTTTATATTATGTTCCTCCAAAATTTCGTATATCTTTTCATATACTAATTCTAACGCTTCGTATTTATCAATCTCCTTACCTTCCATAGACCACTCCAATCCTTTCTTTGTATTGTGTGTTATATCCCATAACGCTAAAGCCATATCAGTTGCTTTAGTAGCTCTTTTATGAGCCATTATATCATCTGGTTCATTTAAATCAAATTCTAATATTCCCTTTGCCATAATTAATAATTCATATAGTTTGATGTTAATACCCATCTTTTTTCAGTTGGGTTTGTATTAGCTTGTGTTCTATGTCGAATATAACCAGGGAAAAATATTACATCACCAGTTATTGCAGGTATTGTTTTCCATCCATACATCTCATCATCATATTGTTTCATATAAAACCCTTTGTGATATTCCAATGGGTCTCTAAATTCAATATACCCACCCCCATCAGGCATATTTAAATAAGCAGCGGTAGTTAATGTTGTTGGTCCGTGATGATGTTTTTCAGTAACACCGTCCTTTCCGTGAAAGTTCACCCAAGAATTAGAAACTTTATAATCATACCCTTTGTACATTTTCCATTCATTTAAAATAATGTGTTGAGATATTTCATCTAACCATTTATAAAATTCTTTAAACTCAGATATTGTATGTGGAGCTTTATATTTATTAGGTGCAGAACTGGCTGCATCTCCTGTTTCCAAATGTGTTTTTATATTTGTAGTGTTTATTAAGTCATCACAAATAGGTTCTAATTTTTTAAAATCAAATCCATCATAATGAGCTTTAATAATTAAAGGCTCAAATGGAGTTACATCAATTAGTTTTGGTACGGGCATTTCTTTTAGGTTTTTCGGTTTTACTTCTAAAGAAAATAAATAACTTAGATTCTTGATTATCCATTTGAGTCATCGCTACCCACTTACCCAATACACTACCACCAATATAAAAAGGTAACACTAAATAATCTTTTTCAAATAACAATGGTTGTAATGAAAAATACATACCAGCTAAAGATACTAAATTAATCCAAACTGAATTAAGTAATAAATCTTTTAATCTATTTTCGTATGTATATTTAATTTCCATTGTTTTAAATACATTGAAAAGAACTTGAAATACTAATATCGCGGTGTATGTTAACATTTAATAAAAGGTAATATTGCTAATTCTTTTCCCTTAGCCTCCACCATAACATCTACATCCAATCCGTATGTATTTGGAAGTGAGTTAATATAAATTGAATGAGCTTGTGGTTTTTCTTTTGGATTGTTTTCGTGCAATGCTTTTGATTCAGAGTAATGAACTTCTTGCTTAATCCCTTCCGGCCAAGTTGTTGCTGCTAATTTAAGAGCTTCTTCTTCACTCAATCCACCTGTACAAAATTGGTGGTGGTGATAATCGAATACAATTGGAATACCCGTATGTTTGTGAATATACATAAGGTCTAATACTGAATACATAGAAGCTTTATCATCATTCTCCACCGTAAGCCTATTACGAACTGATGGTGATAACCTTTTAAAGTTTTGGATGAATCTATCCATAGCAGATTGCTTATCGCCATATACACCATTACAATGAATATTGATATTGTTGAATCTGGTTTTAGATAACCCCATCATATCAAATATCTTACCATGCAATTCTAAATCAGCAATCGCGTTGTTAACTACTTCCTCCTTTGGAGAAGTTAATACAACGAATGGACCGGGATGTGAATTAACCCTCATATTCCAAAACTTAGTGTAATCACCAGCTTTCTTTAACTCAAATTTAATTTCTTTGTAATCTTTTAATTGAGTTAAATCAATATGGTCTCCCCACGGAACAATAGTGGATGATAATCTAAATAAAGATATATTGTTTAATCGATTCCACTCTAAAATTTTAACGATATCCTTTGCATTAAGTAATGCAAGTTCGGAAACATAATCTAAGCCTTTGGATTGAAAAGTACGTTTAACCATAGCTCGGTTAGTGGTTACTTTTTTACCCATACTCATATTAATACACGCGTATCCTAAGTTTATCATTTTGGTATAATTTGTTGTTATACAAATATACGAAAATTATTTGGATTTACCAAATATTAATAAGATTTTCCGGAGAAGTCAGTAGGGTATTGTGAAGGTTTGATATTTTTTATCCAATAATTAACCGCATTTTGGTCATTTATCCAATTCCTTCTATCATCCCAATTAAAAGATGATTTAGCGTAGTACGGTAACATATCTTTAATTGCAGCTGCTCTACTTGGATGCTCTGCTCTTACAATATTTATTATCCCATCGCCATCGGTATCATACCCATCAACAGTACCGTCGCCATCATAATCAATTGCTCTCTTTGAGTAATCGGTTTGTAGGTTCATTAATATCTCATCGGTTATTTCAGGTTCTAATGCTGCTTTTTCTTCATTAGTTAGGGTAACTTCTTCCAAATTTGTTGAAGTGATTTCAACTTTTTTTTTTTCGGTTTCGTATTTTTCTGCTGCTTCTACTAATGCTTCGTTTGGTTCTGATGGATTTTCTATTTCATTAAAGAATACTTCCGCATCTTTTTCTGATAGAGTTATTGGTTCATCATATAATCCTAACTCTTGGTCATTTTTCATCATTTCGGCTAATAAATCCTCTCGTCTTTTCTTATCACCATATACCTCATAATCCTTATAATTCTCATCCATCAATTCATCCAATCCATCTCCTAATGTAGCATCCCAATCTGACAAATCATCATCTTCTTTACGTTTCATAATCAAACCATTAAACGCAATAATAAGTGCAATTGCCAATGGGTCAAATACTAATACAATTATAAGGATAAAGAATTTTACAACATCGTTAAGTGGAACATTAAATGCTTCTGCTACGAAACGAAATCCACCAACTTCTCTTTCTAATTGAATATTGTTATTCTTAATTGAATTGATTGAATCTAACGCTACATTGTTTTGTATAGTTAGTTCATCGATACGTTTGGATACTGATGCAATTTCTTTATCAGCTGTTTTAATCATTTGTGTAACCCTTGAAGTAGATTTATCCTTATCAATTTGTTTGGATAAGTTGCTCTCTTGTGAGTTACGAATATTTTGTTGGTTATTCAATTGAGTTGTATAACGGGCAATCTCCGTATCATTTTTAGTGATTTGTGATTGATATACCGATATATCTCTTTCAACTTTTTGTAGTTCTAAGTTTTGTTGTTGGAAAGCATTTGATAGATACCCAAAGATACCAGCTGATGTAATTAACATAAGTGTTGCTACTGATATAGCCAAGTACCATTTATTGAATCCTTTAATAGTATCCCATTGTTGTTTCAAATATGTTGCGGCTACTAATTTAGCGAATTCTAATGCACCCGCCATTACCATTACTGATAGTGATGCACCGGCAAATAGAACACCTAAACCTGTTACAGAAAAGTAGGCTGCACATCCTGCAACAATGATTGCTGATAATCCAACTAAATACTTTAACCAATTCATATTACGATAAATCTACGATGTTTGTTGTTAGTTCTACTAATCTTTCGATTTCATTTGATAACTTAATTGCTTGTGCTTGGTCTGCAGGTCTTTCACCTTTTAACATTTCAGCAATAACTTTAGCTCTTTTAGTGATAGCTTCCAAATGCTCTTGAGCTCTCATTTTGTATTCTGGTTTCATAATTTGTTTTTTTAAATTGTATATATAAATATACTCAAAATAAAAATGAGGGTGAAATTAACCACCCCCATTATTGTTAGTTTGTTGTTTAGAATAAATTAACCAATTGAAACCGTTCGTTTCTTTGGTTTTTCGGGTTCTCTCTTTGGTATTTGTAATTCCAATACACCATCTGCAAACGATGCTTTTACTTTATCTAAATCGAAGATTTTAGAATCAGCTGTAAAACTTCTTACGAATGATGAACGTTTAACTTCTCTACGAAGATATACGCCACCTTCTTTTTCGGTTGCTTTACTTGATTTTTCTCCTTTTAGTGTAATCACATCACCATCTACATCAATGGTAATTTGTTCTTTGGTTAATCCTGGAACTTCTGCTACAATCTCAATACGGTCATCAAAATTAATGATGTCACATTTTGGATAAGCGTTTTGTTGGAATGGGTTAATACCAATTTCCTTTGATAATTGAGGAAATGATTCTGAAAATACTTTATCGAATAAAGTATCTAATGGTGAGAAGAACTCGTCCCTAAATGCTGGGTTAGGGAATCCCGGATGAATTTGATTTTTCATAATTTTACCTTTTTTTAAGCGTTAGTTTGTATCTCCTTTTGGATGATACGCTGATATGCTGGCCAGCTCTATCAGTTCATAAATATAATCAAATTAAAATTTATGCCGTCTGTCTTTCAATAATTGTACTCATATGGTCTGCCCAATGTAGTATGTATTGGATTTTAGAACGAAGATATTTTGAAGTATCATATGTTTTGAAATACTTTTCATTATCATCGTCATATAAACCATCTGTAAGTTTAATACCAAAATATTCATTTTCACTATATTGAATACCATAATGATTTAAAGTAAAAAACGTTCTATCGGTAATAGACATAAACGGAATATTTTCATTTCGTTTGTATAGTTCGCCTCTATTATCAATATGCCACTTTGAATCGTTTGGTACATAATGTAATTCATCTTTAATACCCAACTTACCTAAATCATGATGAAGTGCCGCAAACAATAATTGGTCATCGGTAAAATCTATACTACCACCCGCTTCTTCATATAATTTTTTCATACGAAGTGAATTTTTACAAACATTTAAAATGTGGTCTATATATCCACCTTCATATGCATTATGATAATTTAAATTACCACTAGCTGGTGATATAATTAAATTAGGACCTAATTCGTCCATAGAATACATTGTTAATAATTTTTCCAATCTCTCAGGATTAGCACTACACGCCTTACGAACTAAGTTTAAAAACTTTTCGTAATTTTCTTCCAATTGTTTTTCGTTATAATTTTTCATAATACAAATATACTAATTTATTTTTAATTTTCCAAATTTTCTTCAATATCCTCACCACATAGGGCTGAATATAATACATCAAGTTCTTCCTCGCTACCACACCACCCCAACCCATCCATATCCATCATTTCAATAAAAAACTGACCTTTCTTTAATCCAATTTCTTTAAGCATTAATTGTTCATCTGTTGAATTGGATATTAGTTGTGGTGAAAATTCATCGTTTCTATATTTTGGAATTGCTAGTGTCCAATAATAATGTCCATCTTCGCCTTCACCATCTTCTCCAATACCATCACCACCTACAATTTTTGTCCAACCCTGTCTTATAAAGGTTGCTTCAGTAATTGGTGTCATTGGTAATTTAACTTCTTTCTTTCTCATCAGTCTAAAACTATTTTAGTGTATATATTTTTATTGGATATTGAATGTGATGTTTTCT